TTGTTTAGCTTTTTATTCTGTATGATATAAACCCCCCTCCCCATAGTGTACTTGTAATTTTTTTTTTAATTATTATTATTTCTTTTTTTATTATACCTTCTATGCACAGCCTTAGATGTTTTGCTTCTATGACATGGATCACATAAGCTCTGCAAGTTGGACAGCTCCCACATATTACCTCCATCAGCTACTTCTATTATATGATCTACTACATCAGCCTTTCTTATCCTGTTATTCTTTTTACATATAATACATATAGGATTCTGCATTATATAGTTATCTCTCATCTTCCTCCATCTACTTGTATTATAAAGCTTTGCATACTTAGGATTAGAATAAGATTTATTATAATCCTTTTTTATTTTCCTTAGCCATTTGTAATTAGTTGTACTCGGTAGATAAGGCATACTACATTATACTTTTTAAATTAGAATTATATAGCTCTATTACCATATACTCAAAGAGCTGAGAGTTATTTACTTTAATATCCATCTTATGTAATTTCTCTTTTAATTCTTTAAACATTTTAATAGTACTATCCTTACAGCTTATACTTAACTTACAGCTGTACTCTGTATCATATATATTATCTCCAGCCATTTCAAGTAAATCATTTATATTAATATCACTCATTATTTTTTATTTTAAATAGTAAAGGCCTACATTCAACCCAAAGGAGAACATAAGCCTTCACAAACAGAAACAATACAAAAACCTCATAAGAGGAATTGTAAAGATACAAATAATTTTATTTATCTAACTCCCTCATTATATGAATGAAGAACTCTTTAATTATTTTCTTTTGTTCCTTATTGAATTTATCTAGGCCTTCTATCTCCTTATTAATTCTTTTATTATATACTACAGCTCTCTCCCCTATCTGAGAAAAGTATTCAGCTATATTACTATCTTCTTTTTTATTACTCATCTTCTATATGTTTTATTACTTTTTTCAAGTGTATTATTTTACAGAGCTTGTTAAACTCTTTATCTCTTTCTGCTTTGTTATGATGCTCTCTACAAATAGCCATGAGATTCTCAGGATAATCTTTAAGCTTACTCCCCCCTAAACCTCTTGGAGATATATGATGAATTTCTACAGCTTCATTAAGTACTCCATCTCCATTATTATAATTATATTCACAAACCTCACATATTATTCTATCTCCTACATCATAGCCAAAGTAATCTATATATATCTTTTTATGCTTAATCATTTACATAAAAATATCTATAAATAGCTCCTAATATCATACATAAGAATATAATACTTAACATTTTTCTTTTGTTATTACTATTATTTCTTTGCCTCCTTTATAATTAGCTGGGATTATTACTTCTCCCCCCTCTCCTAATGTAGTTAAGTTTCTAAGCATTTGATTATATGCTCCCTTATGTTTTTCTTTAAGCTCTTTTAATTGTTTTTCTAAATCTGTTATATCTTTAATATGTTTAAAATCCCATCTTCCAGCTGAAGCTCTTGATTTAACATTATAACCATCTACTGATGCTCCTTCAGCTCCATACTTAGAAACTTCATCCAAAGCCAAATCATCAATTTTAGATTTATATTCTTTAGCTTTTTTTTCTATTTCTTTAAGTACTACTACAGCTTTAAGAGGATCTACTTCCCCCTCTAATACTAGATCATAAATATCTTTTACTTGTAATTTTTTTAAATCCATTATTTTCTTTTTAACCATTGAACTTCTCCTGCATATCCCATCTTCATCTCATATCCTAAAGAAATTAGATGCTCTCTATATTTTTTCTGCTGTGTTTGGTCTTGGCCTATTCTACTTGCATAAGCCTTATCATAAAAATCAGGCATCCCTGACTTCTTAGAGGTAGCAAATTGATTTCTTGCCCATCTTTGAAGCCTTTTCTCTATTGAGAAAGTTTTTTCTAGTTGATACCTCATTTTTCCTGCTGAATTTTTTTCTGTCCAGTAATCACAGAAATTTATATGATGTTCTTTATTATCTAATTTACTTACATAATCTTTAAAAGAATCCTCTGTGTTTGGAAGCTCATTCTTATTATTATTCTTTTCTTTTTTATTATTATTATTATTATTCTTATTATTACCTACATACTCTATATCTAGGCTATCTATACTATATATATACTTTATAAGCTCTTTATTCTTTACTTCATCTAAATCCTTTTCTATACATTTTTTAATTGTAGGAGATGATGAATAATTATACTTTAAAAAGTTAATTAAAGCTATTTCATTTGTTTTTTTACTTATTACTATTTTATTTAGATTTACAAACATATCTAAGAGCTTTTCTATTGTTTCCTTATTATATCCAGTATGATAAGTTATTTGCCTTAGTGATATCTCATAAATTCCACATTGTTTCACATTAGGATTAGTAAGTAAGTATATATAAAAATACTTTTGCTCAGGAGTTAAATCTAATATTAATGGATCGTTCCAAAATGTAGTGTGAAGTTGTCTATATTTAGCCATATTGTATCTGTTTTATTATTATTAAAAAGGAGAATTATCATCTTCTAAATTTATTGATTTAATATTAAGAGTAGTAAAGTACTTTCCTTTCCATTCATTTGATTTAATATAAAATTCTATTTCGCACATCCTCCCTTCTTTTATATTATCTTTATTATCATTAATATTATCCTCTCCAAAAATTTCAAATTGATGAGAATTATTATAGCCTGTATTTTGCTCTTCTATAACAACATACATTTTTTTAAAATTATCTCCTGTTTTTTTTGAAGTAATATTTTCTATTTTTTTATTTTTTATTATTCCTCTTATTTTATACATAACTTTTTTTATTTAATTTAATTTTTAATATATCATTTTCCCAAGTGAGCCTATTATTTTCATTCAAGATTTGCTCATATCTTGTATCTAAATCCTGATCATGCTTAGTTTTAATTATACTATAAGCTAAATCTAAATCTGTTTTATTCCATTGTTTAAATTGAGTAAGAGTATTTTCATATTGTTTAGTATAATGATTTATTATATTGTATTCAGATTCATGATGTTTTAATAATTTATCTATATAAGCTTTTTCTTTATTGAAAAGCTCTGAAATATCATAAATACTTAATTCAAGCTCTGTATTTAATATATGATACACTATAGCTCTTGCATCTGTATTTCTTGGATTGCAGAACATATTATGAAAATCAGCAAATTTTACCTTATTATAAAAGCAGCTTATTCTCACTAATCTATCTACTTCTTTCATTAGTTGTAAATTTTATTTACATCATAATCTTCCCCTAATAAATACATATAATACTCATCAGATTTATATTTGAATACTTCATACTCATTATCTTCAAAATCAAAATCCAAAAGAATTTCATTTAATTCATCTTTAGTACAATTAACTAAATAATTCTCTGTATTATCTTTATTTGTTATAAAGTAAGTAGTATCTAACTTTTCTCTTAATTTTATATTATTAGCTCTCTCTTTCATCTTTTAAATTCATCTGCATCATCTTCTGAATAGAATCCAAATAGATTAGCCATTTTAATTATTACTCTTGATAAAGCTCTCTTTTCACAGATTGCTATTGGATAAGGAGATTTATTATTAGCTGGAGATACTTCTCCATAAGATTGATTCATAATTTTAGGAACTTTTTGCCCTCTCTCATCAGTTTTAAATATGCAGCCTGTAGCCAAAATTATACAGCTCTTATGATCATCAGATTTACTTTCAATTTTAAAGCTCACTTCTACTCCTAAATTGGCCTGTATTTTTTCAATACCTGCTCTAGTAATAATAGGCTTTTCTTTTCCTCCAAATTTTAGTATAAATATATCATCCTTTTCAAGTTGATACTTTACATATATTTTTTTTAATGTTTCTTTATTCATAGTATTCTTTAATTTTATTTAATTTATATAATAATTTTAACTTTACTAAATCTAAAGCTGATTTGTCTTTAGAATTTATTTTCTCATGATGTAAAACTTTTAAAAGTAAATTATAATCTCTTGTATCTAATCTTTCCATTTTATGAATTTTTATAGTTAGTTATTTCTGTTTTTAAATCTTTTTTATTTTTTCTGCTAATAAACTCAGCTCCTTTTTTAAACTTAGGATCTACAGAAGGATTATTAAAATCAAATTTATCTATCTCTACACTAAATTTATCATTTAATTTTCTCATTAATCCCCTTTCATCTAAAGTTTCTATTTCTTTTTTAGTTACTCCTATCTTTTTAAGAATAGCTTTCCTTTCATCTGTACTCATTATTTTAAACTGATTCTCTAAAGTTTTTAATACATCAGCTTTAAATTTAGCTGTAGCTCTCAAAGGTCTTAAAGGCTTTTTTTTACTCATCTATTTTATCTTTTATTATATTTTCTAATTTTTTCCATTCAGCTTTGTAATGATAAAATAATACATTATATATAAAATTCGTATAATATAAATAACATACTTTCCTATCAAAGTATTTTTTAATCCCCTCCATGCCTTTTTTTCTGTAAACATTTATAATTTCTTTATCTACTATCTCTTTAGTAGCCATTCTTTTTTTTGTTTGTAATAAGATTCTTATAGCTCTATCTCTTTCATCATTTTCTTCTAAAGAGATATTATTTGAATCTAATAAGTAATAAAGCTCATCCATAAAATCATATATGTTAATCATATACAAATATAGAATGAATAAGCCTTATTACTTACCCCCTAAAATTCTCAATTGCTCTTTATATATATCAAATAAATCATCTCCTGAATGAGTAAAGAGCCATTCTTTTATATCATTACTAGGCTTTATTTTTTTAAAATCTACAGGAGTATTATTTAAAACTCTTAATCTAATTATTTCATTAACAAGATATGATTTTGAATTAGGCCTTACTAAGTTATCATTCATAATATTTGCATTTTGTTTACACAAATTTTAAATATATTAAGTATAAATAAAAATTTTTGTTTAGTAAGTTATTAACATGATATAGTTAATTACTTTGAATAAGTAATCTTAGTTCCAAGATCCATTGGTATAAAAAATCCATGCTTACCATCTACTACAATACCACAGCCAAGAGTAGGCTTTTTACTAAAATGTTTTCCATACTCAAAAGCTAATCCATTTGAAATAAGACATCCTACATTAAGAGCAAAAGTTAAATCTTTGTATGAAGCTCTGTAATTTATCCCTCCTGAGCTGTGAGTATGCCCTGATACTACTGATTGCCTATAATCCTGCATAAAGCTTAGAGTAGCATTTTGCCCACTTTTTCCTGTTCCATGTAAATATAGAACATTATCTATTTCTATATGATCATGAGTTTTCCAAGTTTTAGGGAAGTTCCACGCTTCCTCAAAAGTTTTATAGAATTTTTTAGGGATAGAATGTTTAAGCATCCTCCTAGAAATAAGCTGATCATGATTACCCATGGTTAAATCTCCAGCTCCAAAAGTTTTAAAAAGTTTATTTACATCTTTTTGAGCCATCTCTGCCTCTTTAGAGCCTGAAGGCATTTCTGCATCTTTCTCCCACATATTCCAAGCTGCTCCATCTATAAGATCTCCTATATGAACTATTCTATTGACTTGAAATTTATTAAAAGTTTCATATAGAAAAGAAAGATGATCCTTATGAGCAAAAGGATAGTGAGTATCTGATATGATTCCTACTACATTACTCCTCTTATGATTATTTATAAAATCATAAACATACTTGCTTAATCTTGGTCTAAAACTCATCTCTTGCAGCTCCCACATTTATTCTCAAACATAGATAAGCATAAAGGAAGAACACCTATAAAAGTAAGTAATAAGCCTTCTATAGTAATATCTCCATTCATTGAATTAAGAGCATAAGCTACAATTACTCCTCCTATAGTTCTTTTAGCACTCCATCTCTTTAGATTGCCTTTATCTTTAAAAATCTGAGTTAAATCTAAATTTTTAAGTATATCTTTCATTAGTGCTTACCTCCTCCTTTTTTATAATTAGGTATAACAACATCAAAGATACTATCTAACCAAGTAAAAATCTTATTATCCTTTTCTGTTGGAGTTAGATTTACTATAATTTTTATAAAGGCCATAAAGCCAATCAATAACTCTAGCCAATTTGTTATCATAAATTCCATCATTTGTATTTAATTTTAAGTTTTTATATTCTTTAGCTGCATCAAAACTAGGACAGGCTTTATTAGCATATTCTTTATGCCCATGAATTGAAGCATCTTTATAAATCAATTTTAAAGCTCTTAATAAAGTTATTATACTTGCTTTCTGTTTTTCTGTTCTTGTATCTTTTGCTTTGTATTCTCCGTTAGTTCTAAAATTCTCTACTCCTCCAATATAACATATTCCTATTGAATTAGTATTCTCCCCCTTTGTATGAGATCCTACTACATCTATCATCCTTCCTAATTCTATAGTACCATCTAATCTAATTATAAAATGATAGCCTATATCTTTCCATCCCCTCCTTAAGTGCCACCTTTTAATGGTAGCTGCATCTATATCCTCTCCTTCTCTTGTTGCTGAACAATGAATAATTAATTTATTTATCTTTCTCATTTAAATAGTTTTTTTATTCCTAAATATATATCTTTAGCTAACATACCTACAAAACCACCAATCAAACCAATTACAGCTGTTTCTAATATAGTTTCAGTAGATATAAAGCTTATAGTTAGAAGATTACCTCCTGTAAAACTAAAAAATCTATTATATATATCTTCCATCATATTACTATAGTTTTATAATACATTATAATTTTAATTGTATTAGCTGTACTTGTAAAATTAGCTGTAGTATATAATTTTAAATCCCTTCCTATAGCATCATTAAAAGTAGATTTTATTGGAATATTTCTAAAATCACTAGAAGCTCCAGCTCCATAAATACCAGGAGAAAGCTGAAATAATTGATTATTTCTAGCTCTAAAAAAAGGTCTATCTATAGAGGCCCAAAAATTACCTCTTAAAATACTTGGAGCGAAATAACCTACATATAAATCAGCTGAAGTTAATTCATCAGATCCTACTCCTCCATGAATTAAAATAATAGTAATATTTAAAGGGATATGAAGCTTTCCTGCTTCCCCTGTAAGTAAAGTAAGAGGAGTACTATTTAAAGATTTATATGCTGAATTAGTTAAATCAAATCTTTTTAATTGAGGAGCATTAGATACTCTTTCTGCTACTACTTTATTATCAAAAATTATAAAAGCTCCATCCCTAAAAGTATCTCTTCCTTTAATAAAGTTTGTACTTGTAAAAGATAAAATTGTAGAGCTGTGCATTAAATCAGCATTAGCTGTAAGCTTTATACTTCTGTAAGTAAATTGACAATATATGTAGAAAGTATCTCCTTTTCTTAATAAATAATCTCCCCCTCCATATTCACTTGGAGGCCTTATAGGAACTGATGTAAGAGTAGCTGTAGAATTAAAAGTAAATTTTAAAGTAGTTATAGCATTTTTTCTAAGCCATATCCCAAAAGCATCTGTATTTGATGTAGAGCTTGGATCAGATTTTCCTAAATCTGTTATTAAAAACTTTGATCTCCCTGATATATTTGGATTATGATTTTTAAGAAATCTTTTGCTATTTTGAGTATTTAAATAGCTTCCTGTAAAACTTCTAGGAGTTTTCATTCTATCCTTAACTCTTATTCTTTTTCCAGGCCTCATCTTATTCAGTATTATTATTACTATAGCTCTGATTAACTAAATTACTAAAGCTGAAATTATTACACTCTTGGAGAACAAAATCCCAAGTCATAGTACCTGCATTAAACTCTCCTCCTGAAACCATAAAAAGCTTATCTATCCATGAACTCTGCTCTGTACCTCCTGAAGTCCATACATAACATCCAGCAAAGCCAAGCTGTGTCATTATCCAATCATTAGAGCTGTAAGATTTATCTCTAAAAGATACATCTAATTTCAAACCAAGTTTAAATCTGTGAGCTACTTCCATCTTACATCTTTTTTCATGTAGTTTTAAATAGTTTCCTGAAGCATCACTCTCCCAAGATGCAATCCAATTTTTAGCATCTTCTCCTCCATAATAGGGGGAATTTGTGTTAGTAGCTGCATTAGTATTGCTTATTAAAAATTGTCCAAAGTAAACACTTTCTACTCCTACATTACTAGAATTTACAGATAATCCATGAAAATCAGGTTGATCCCCTATAATTATCTCAGGATCTTGAGTTTCTGCATCTGATGGAGTTCCATTATTATTAACAAATTTTCCTATACTATAATCAAAATAACCATCATCTAGATTATCATTACCTAATATAAATACTCTTACATTATTTAAATTATATCCAAACCCTATTCCCCTATCTTCATGCAGTAACTCTTTCTGATTACTCCAATCTAAAGAACAAGTATAATAATTAGTTCCTCCATCATTATTCCACATATCCTGCCTAAATCCATATATTAAATCTATATGCTTAATAAAACCTGTATCAGGAGTAAATCCTGATTGATGACCTACTATAGGAACAGGGGGAGATTCTATTGCAAAAGATTGAACTCCTGAGGATAGTGTTTGCTCATAAGCATATAATCCCCATCCTTCATTAAATCCTGCAAAAGAATCAGCTGTACCTATTAAAAAGCCTTCTTTAAAATCTATATAAGGAGAAAAATAGTGCCAATGATCATTTAAATCTAAATTTGATCTTCTACCCCAGTAAATCCAATCTGAAGCAGCTCCTATATCTGTTCCCCATGGATAAACAAGCTGTCCTGTTTCTATATTTGTAGTTTCCCATAGAGTAGGATAAGTAGTATCCCAAAATCCAGGAATAGGAGATGCTGCTGTAGTTTCTGAAGGCCCTATCCATGGAACTGATCCTGTTAATATTCCAAATCTTGAACTACCTAAATAATAATAATTGAAATCTTGATACTCATCTCCATCATAAACAAACTCTGAAAAGCTCATTATCATCAACCCCATTCTTGCTGCTACATATTGATTAATAAAAGAAAACCTGTAACCTGTTCCAAAAAAACTACCATCTATATTATTTTGATTATAAAAATCCCATGCAGACCAATGATAAGGAACATACTCAACATCTCCTGTAACTAAAACTTTTGTAAAGCTAGGCTTTGCAAATCCTATATCTCCAGGAATATCTTGAGTTTCATTATCTTTTCTTAATACATATTCAAAATTATTATTTTCAGTATCCATTATTAAATCTGCTGTACTTGAAGGATTAGCCTCAGAGTATTCAAAACTATTAAAGCTTAAAGGCCCTAAAGCCATATTTTGCATAATCTTATGATTATATATACTCTTATAATTTAATAAGGGAGGAGTAAAAGTATTCATACCCCCAGAAAGCCTTTGACTTGGATTAACAATTTTAGTTTCAAAATCATTTTTAAAGCTTAAAGCATTCTCAGAGCTTAAATTATTTCCATGAAAAAATAGTAAAGTACTTGTATCTTGATTACCTGCAAAATCATGATATATAAAAGGAGATTGTAGAAACCACATAGCTTGAGGAGAAGTTACTTCAGGATCAATCATTTGCATCATCAATCTTAATTGAAAAGCTCCTAATACCTGCTCTAAAATATCATAATAATTAAAGTATTCTCCATCATCATTTTTAAAAATTTCAGTATTTATTTCTGTTAGATTTAAAGGATCATGAGATACATTTTCTCTCCAAGTTGTACTATCTACTCCATCAGCTCCTGTCAATCCTCCAGCCATAGCTTTACAATAATAAAAAGGAGTATGAGCTATAAAATTATCTCCTGTTCCATAATTATTAGATATTAAAGGAATTTCTCTTAAACAGGCTTTTATTAAATACATCATGCTTCTTGTTCCTCCATGCTGTGTATTATCAAAAGTTCTATATTTTAATCTTCCTAAGCCATCAGTAGCCTGAATCTTTACTACATTATTTATTCCTACATCCTCTACTTCTACTAAATCTCCTAATAAAACTCCTCTCCATAAAGTACAAAAGCCATGAATAGGATGATTAATAGAAATCTTTACTGAAAATTCATCTTCATTACCTGTAGTAACGCTTAATATATCATCTATTATCTGCTCCTGTGCTGCTCCCTCTATAATCATATTAAATTCGCAAGAAGTAGTTTTTATAGAAGAACTCAAAGGATCATCTCCTCCATCCATTTTAAGAGTAAATCCTTCTGAAGTACATTTAAAATCTACAGCTGTTCCTGAGCCTGTTTCTTTAAAAATACCTATCTGAAATTCTAAATCACTTACTCCTGCTATCGTGTTCTCTGAAAAAAATCTACAGCTGTATTTTTTATAAGCCATCTCTTAAAGTTTAAAATGTTGTACCTGATCCTGCTACTCTGTTTCTACTTCCTACAGCTCTATCGTTAGAAAGTAAAATATCAGAGCCACTTATTCTCCCATGTAATTTTCCTCCTCTACCTCCTCCAATCATTCCTTTTAATTTATCTAAGGGAGCTATTACTTCAGGATTTATAGAGCTTGTTCCTCTTCCCTCTCCCACCATTGCAAGAGTAGGCCCTGATACTACACCACCATCAGCAAAAGGGGGGATTATACTATTAAATAAACTTCCTACAACACTCCCAGCTGTAGCAGCTAAAACAGCTCCTAAAATACCTAATTTTCCAAAAGCATCAGCAGCAAAGGAAGCAGTAGCTTCTGCTACTTTTGCAGATATGATTTCTCTAGTTTGGGCCTTTATATTATCTACTAGAGAATTATCATCAGCTCCTGCATTAGCCATCTGTGAGAAAGCACTCTGAGCCGATTGCCCTACTTCTCTAAGTTGCTCATTCATTGTTTCAGTATCTAAATTTCCTTCTACATTTACCTCAGGATCTTCTCCATCTAAAGTAATATCATCTGTATTTAAAGTACCATCTATATCTACATTTATATCTTCAACCTCTCCTTCATCAGTTGTAAAAAGTTCTGCTGTACCTGTAGCATCCTTTATTCCATCTACAAAATTATTTATCTTCTTTTTAGCTTTATCTAATTGTCTATCTATATCTCCCTCTGAAATAATTTTTACTTTTTTTCTCCCTGATATGCTTTCCATCATATCATTTACATTCTTTTGAGTATTAGTAGTAAATTTTTCTGTAGTGCCTTTCATATCATTAAACATCTCTTTTAATGATTCTTTAGGAGATCTAAAATTCAACAAATCTACTAGAGCATTTCCTAATCCTCTAAATATATTTCCTATTTGACCTACGTAAAACTTAGCAGCCTCAAAAATAGATTTAAAAGCAAACTTTATCCCCTCTATAGCTACTCTTACTACCATACTCTCATTAAATAAATCTATAAAAAAATTTATTACTTTTACTATATGAGGCTTAACCTTTTGAAAGTTATGAATAAGTAAAGCTACTACTCCTACTATTCCTGCTATAATAGCTCCTACAGGATTCATAGCCATCATCACAGCTCTTGCAGCTACTAAAGCTGTTCTAGCTATTCTCACTACTTTTACTACAAACTGAAATCCTTTTATTAATTTAGAGATGATCATTAATGTAGGCCCTAAAGCTACTAAAGCAAGTCCTAGCTTAACTATTCTCTCTCTACTCTTTTCACTCATACCAGAAAAAGAATTAGCCATATTTGAAAAACTCTCTGCAATCTTTGTAGCTATAGGCATCAGGCTTTCTCCTAATCTTATTCCTGCTACCTGTAAATCTGCAATAGCTTGTTTAAATTTAAAAGCAGAAGTTTCTGAAGTTATAGCAAATCCTTCATCCACATTACCCAGGGAATTATTCATCCCTTCTAATACTTCAGTATAAGTTTCTCCCTGTAGTCCTGCTGTAGCAAAAGCGGCCTTTACAGCATTTACTGATCCAAATACTTTAATAAGTTCCTGATCATTACCTTCTAAAGCTTCAAATATAGTTCCTAAAGTTCCTGCAAAATCTGATTTTAAAGATTTACTAAGATTATCATAGCTCCCAAATACTTGATTTAAAATTTTAGATTGCTGTTCAGCTGGAGCATTTAAGCTCATCATTAACTTATTTACAGCTGTAAGGCTTCCTGCTGCATCTCCTGAAAGTTTGGACATAGTAGCAACAGAAGCTCCAAGCTGTTCAAAAGATATTCCAAATGATGCAGCTGTAGGAATAACAGAGCCTAATTTACTCATGAAATCTCCTGCTTCAAATTTACCCTGCTTTAGTGTTTCATGTAATAAATCCCCTGCTCTTGCAGCTGTCATGTTCTCATCTGCATATCCTGTCATGATAGAAGTAAGAGCATTACTTATATCTGTCATTTCTCCCATTCCCATTGCTGCTCCCTTTGCTGATACTTCTAAAGCATCTAAAGACTCTTTACCTTTGAATCCTGCTGATTGTATAAAGAATAAACCATCAGCTAAATCTTTTGGAGCTTGAGCTGTTTCTCCTGCTAAATCTAATACAGAATTTTCTAACTCTTTTACTTCTGATGCTGATGCTCCTACTAAGGTTTGTATCTTAGTCATTGAAGCATCAAACTCTGAAGCTGTTTTTACAGCAGCAGCTCCTATACCTAATAAAGGAAGTGATATATTTGTAGTAAGAGAAGATCCTACTTTATTTATATTTTTACTAAATTTTCCTAATTTGCCCTCTACTTTTTTAAGGCCTGAAGTGAACTCTTTAGAATTGAGTTTTAAAAATACAGATAGAGTTTTAGTGCTTGACATATTAATTTTTATTTTTTGCTTTAGCCATTAGATACATAGCTTTTCTTCTTTCTTCTTCTATATTTTTTAAAGCAGTTTTTTTCTCCCAATCAAAAGAGATTAAATCTTTCTGCTTTATTTGATTGTTTCTCTTTCTATCTTTATTAATTAGAGCTGTAGTTTGAAATCTCATTCTCTCCCATTCAGCTCTCTGTAATCCCTCCTCATATTTATTTCTCCCTTCTAGCTTTAGCTGGAGTAATCTAGGAGTATAGTTCCAAAATTCATCTATAGGCATCTCTAAATATCCTATAGCTAAAGAGATAAGTTCTTCTAAAGTTGGGGGAGGAGTATTATCTACTTCTTCCCCTTCTTTTTTTTTTCAGGAGTTATCTTAGCTAAAGATTCAGTAAAGATTTCCATAGCCTGATTAAATACATCCATCCCTTCATCATCAATCCAATCTCCTACCTTCTCCCAAGTGAAATCTATTTCCTGATTATTTACTCTAGCTCCATGCTTCAAACCACAATAAACTAACTGAATAGCAGCTGTTAAGGATAAATTTTTACCTAGTGAAGATAAATCATTTAATTTAGAGCCTGTAAGATCACACCACTCAGCTAAAGCTGTGAATCCAAAATGAATGGGCCTTACTTGTTGGCCTATAGCGATAGTTTTATTTTGTACCATAATTTTTAAAATTTCCTTAAATATATAAAGAAATAATTATAATAACTAACCCTATACAGCCGACTTAGTAAGCTGACCATCTCCCTGAATACTAACAGAATAAGAACTCCACTCTCCTACAGCTGCATTAGCAGAAATAGAAGTAATAAAGCCATAACCTGAATACTGAACAGCTCCTGTTTGCCCTGTATTTACTTTAAAATTTAAAGCAATTCTATGCCCTCCATCTAAAGCATCATATAGAGTGCTAGGTCTTATAGTTTCTCCATCTGAAGTACCATCAGTAAAAAGATTTTCGCAATCCATAGTATAAGAGAACACTCCATTGATAAAAGATTTTCTACCTCCTGAATCCTTATTAGTTGTATCAATTACTTCCTGATTTACATTTAAAGTACAAGATGTAGAGCCTCCTATAGTTACATAAGAAGGAGAGCCTGGATTATCAGATTGATCTAATTGAAGTATTAAACTACTTCCTGAAATAACTTTTACAGCCATTTTTTATAATTTTTATTATTCAACATTTAATTAATTAAGCTTGAGTAAGAGTACCCGTTCCCTGAATACTTACAGAATAAGTACCAGCATCCTCAGTTCCTCCTGTAGCACTCAAAGAAGTAATATATCCACTTCCTGAATATGTAGCAGAAGATCCCTGAAATCTTACAAATACTATTCTTGGATATTGTACTACTCCATTTTGAGAAGCATTAGCATCTCCATAAGCAGCAGGGAATAAAGTTTGCATATCTACAGCTCCATCTTCATTATAGAATACTTCTGCATCTATTGTGAATGAGCTTGAAAGTCCTGCGAACTCTTTTCTATCTCCACTTGATTTATCAGTAATTTCTCCTGTATCTATAGTAATACTACAGGTGCAACTTGTTGCTGCTGCTATTGTAGTAAGACCTCCAGCTCCTGGAGAAGTACTTTCATCTATTTGTACTATCATATTAGTACCATTTACGATTGTAGCCATTTTTTACTTTTTTTTTATTAGTCTAAATTAGTTTCTTTTGCTTTTTTTGATTTCTGTTTTTTCTTAATTATATTATATTCATCTTCAATATATCCTTCATCATAAAGCTTAATATAAGTATCTTCATCTATAGGCCCATATTTTTCATCTTTTACATTAGGCAATCTATCTTTTATTAATGTAGGTCTTAATTCCATAATTTTATTATTTTAAAGTTGGATATTTTTTAAATATATAATCTTTTGCTTTTTTGTATATAATATCTGTAGGCTGAAAAGGAGCTGCATCTTCATTTATATTATGAGTTTTTTTCTCATTAGGTATAAATATCATCATTTCATACATCCTAAATCCTGAAGATGAACTTAAAAGATCTCCTGTTCTATTAATAAAAAACTGATCATCATTATATCCCATATCATCAGTATTTCCATTTATAGTATTATTTTTTATTATTTGGCCTGTAGTTAAATTAGGATTATAGTTTGAATTAAAGTATTCAAACCATCCCTCCTGATTTTTACTTCCCCCTGTATAATCTTTACTACCTCCCAAAGATAAACAAAAAAAATGATAATCAGCATCCCAAAAGTTAGTAGAATTAGTAGAAGTTATTAGAGTTCTTTCTCTTGCTGATCCTGTGAATCCTGTTCCATTAGGATTAAAATGTAAAGTAATATTAGAGCCTACTTTTTTATGAGATATTATTAATGGAGATTTATCAGTAATTTGAGATGCTGATCCAAG